AATGACATGCAGAAACCATCGTATTGTCATCCTGATGAGCCTTGGCGAAGAAGGATCTCGCTTTTTCTCAATACAGAACCACTTTATGCAAAGGTCTCTACTGGTAAGGGGGGTGTTGTGCTATTCGATCTACCGGGTTTCCATTCAAACAATTTAAAATTAATTTATGAAATTTATCGACTTGTTTAGAAGCTTCCAGAAAAAAGAGAGTTCTGTCACCCGAGCCTTGACCCTATGGTTGCCTGCAGGGCAAGGAGTTTCCAGCAAAACCGATTATGCTTCTTTGGCGAAAGAGGGATTTACCCAAAACAGCGTTGCGTTTTCCTGTGTTAAGGAAATTGCTTCGGCATGTGCCGGCGTGCCCTGGATTCTGTTTCGAAAATTACCGGGAGGGGAACGGCGAGAGGTGTCCCAACACCCTCTGCTGGATTTGTTAGCCCGGCCCAATCCCCTTCAGGGAAAATATGAGCTGATTGAGTCCATGGTTTGTCATCTCTATATTTCTGGAAATACTTATATGGAGGCCGTGGGGCCAACGGGTGGTGGTCCTTCCGGCTTACCAAAAGAACTTTATGTTCTCAGGCCGGACCGGATGAAAGTCATTCCCGATGCGGTCCATTATGTCGGGGGTTATGAGTACACGGCTTCCGGAAATAGAGTTGAGTTTCCACGTGACCGGATTTTACATTTGAAACTATTTAATCCACTTGATGACTGGTATGGCCTATCTCCGGTTCAAGTTGCGGCCCTGGCTATTGACAAACTTAACTCGGGCGATAAGTGGAACGCATCATTGTTACAAAACGCGGCGGTTCCTTCCGGCGCCTTGACCTGCAAGCAACGCTTGACGGATGATCAGTTTGACCGCTTGAAAACCGAAATGCGGCGGCAGATTCAGGGTGTCAACAATGCCCGGGAACCTCTGCTTTTGGAGCAGGACCTGGAATGGAAGGAACTGGGAATTTCTCCCAAAGACATGGATTGGATTGAAGGTTTGAAAATGAGCGCACTCCAGGTAACGCAAGTATTCAATGTTCCGCCGGAATTGGTGGGGTTGGGTCCTGCTACATACCAGAACCGTAAAGAGGCGCGAAAGGCTTTATATACCGAAGTGGTTTGCCCATTTCTTAATCGGCTTCGTGATGGCTTGAATAATTGGTTGGTACCCCGTTTTGGTGACGATCTCTTTTTGGATTATGACAAGGATGGTATTGAGGCTTTGTCGGAAGATCAGGAAGCATTGTGGAACCGGGTGAATCAATGTGAATTTTTAACGGTAAATGAAAAACGCCATATGGTTGGGTTTGATGATGTCCCAGATGGAGACAGGCTTTCGTTAAACCATTACCCAAACTCTGGGAGTGAATCATCATGAAAGAAATCAAATCGTTTCCCTTTGCCCTGGATGAGCTTAATGATGCTGGGGAGTTCTCGGGCTATGCCTCCACTTTTGGATCTGTCGATCTGGGTGGGGATGTGGTGGAAAAAGGAGCTTACCATAAAACCTTAAAGGAGAGCCGGGGGCGCATCCCCATCCTTGACCACCATGACCCCACCCGGCAGATTGGCTGGAATGTTCAAGCACATGAAGATGACCGTGGTTTGTTCGTGCGCGGACTGCTTGATCTTAATGTAAAAATGGCACGGGAACGTCATAGCCTTATGAAAATGGCCCAAAGCATTGGCGGACGCACGGGACTCTCTATCGGGTTTCGAACGATCAAGGAAGAGCCGGATCGTAAACGTTCTGGCATTCGTCGGTTGAAAGAAATTCAACTTTTTGAATACAGCGTTGTTACGTTTCCCATGAACCCTCAGGCGGGAGTGGTCAGTGTTAAGGCAAAAGAACAATTGATCGGTCAGTTTTTGCAAAATGCCGTGGGGTTGGACGAGCGACAAACCCAGCGCGCAATCGATAATTTAAAATCACTCCTTTCCGATAATTGTGAGCCGGACTCCCACTCACAAAGGTTGGCAATGGGAGCCGATATCCGGGATTGGGAGCCTTTACAACTTTCCCTGCGTCGCCTTTTGAACTCTGTAAAGGGAGTTTGAATTAACCAGAATTTCTAATTTTAGACCTTCCCCAGGCCAAATAATAACGAGTTTGTTCCTTATTATAGGGGAAACTATTCGTAATAGGTCTGGCGAGGGTCTTTTTTATTTAAGGAGATTAAAATGGAAGAGATTAAACAGCTTGTTGAGGAACTCAATCAGGCATTTATGGAACACAAGGCCAAAAATGATCAACGCCTGAACGAAATTCAGAAAAAAGGTTACGCCGATCCGGTTCTTGAGGAGCAAGTCGACCGCGTGGCTAAAGAGATCCAAAACCTGACGGAGGTTAAAGAGAGACTGGAACGGGTGGAAACCAAACTCGAACGCCCAATTCTGGGAAGGCAGGAAAGCAAGGAAAGGGATCCGTTTGCCAGCGCAAGAAAAGAAGCGGTTGTTCATTACCTTAGAAAGGGAGAAGGATTTTTAACTCCGCAGGAAGTCAAACTCCTTGCAACTGACAGCGATCCGGACGGTGGATATTGGATGACTTCTGAAATATCTCAACAGGCCATTCAAAAAGTTTATGAAACTTCGCCCATGCGCAACATTGCCACAGTCCAGACCATCTCAAGCGATGCTCTGGAAATTCCTGAAGATCTTAACGAAGCTGACAGCGGATGGACTTCGGAGCGGTCTGCCCGTACTGAAACCAGTACCCCGCAGATTGGAGTGCGTAGAATTCCTGTTCATGAGCTTTACGCCATGCCGAAGGCGACGCAGACCCTGCTGGATGATTCTCGTATTGATGTGGAGTCCTGGTTGTCGGTGAAAATTGCCGACAAGATGGCGCGTATTGAAAACTCCGCGTTTATCAATGGGGATGGTGTTGGAAAACCGCGCGGTATATTGACTTACTTGGCAGGCACAACAAATCCTGGCCAGGTGCAACAAGTCAACTCTGGAAATGCCAGCTCTTTGACGGCGGATGGCCTGCGCGCTTTGTTTTACACTTTGAAAGGTTCCTACATTCCTAATGCCCGGTGGTTGATGTCACGAAGCGCCATTGAAGAAGTTTCCAAGTTGAAAGACTCGGGTGGTTCATACATTTGGCAACCTGGGTTCCAGGAGGGCGAACCACAAACCTTGCTGGGTCACCCGATTGAACGTATGGAAGATATGCCGCAAGTGGTGGCCAACTCCATGTCTGTAGCATTTGGTGATTTCAGGCAGGCCTACACCATTGTTGACCGGATGGGGCTGAGGGTCCTTCGTGATCCTTTCAGTTCCAAACCTTTTGTGTTGTTTTATACCACGAAGCGTACCGGTGGTGATGTGGCTAACTTCGAAGCCTTTGCTATTCAAAAAACTGCCGCATAACAGCGAAATGCTCCAACCCCTTTTTATTAAAGTACCCGTTCCGGGCACGAAGGCAAAGGTAAAATATCACGTACCCGTTCCAGGTATGAAGTTTACGGAAGGGGAGACCAAAAGGGGTTGGGGTGATTTACCTTTTAAATATTTTGACGGAGAAAAAAATGAAAGATCTTAAAAACCATGTAGATGCGGTCAATTCCATTGATCCGGATAATTATATAGCAAACATTAACGGGCTTGGTGTTGACCTGCAAGGCTTTGAGGGTTCTGTCGTGGTTTTCAGTGTAGGCACGGTTACAGATGGTACCCATGTCCCGCAAATTGAAGAATCGGATGATAATTCTAACTGGACCAATGTAACCTCTGCCGATCTGGAGGGTGTGTTATCTGATTTAATTTCTGACAACAATCAACGTGTGGGATATAAGGGCGCAAAGCGTTATTTGCGTGCGGTGTTGACCGTTTCCGGCGCCACCATCGGAGCCCAGGTTGCAGGTCTGGTGTTGAGGGGAATCCCGCATCGGGCCCCTGTTAGCTAATTGATCAATTTTCCCTTTCCTCTTTTTTCAGGGGAAAGGGAAATTTTTTGGACAATATTTATGAAAATTAGAATGCTTAAAACCCGGCAAGGTTCTCCCGATGGGGTTGTGGTCAGAACTTATATCAGTGGTGAAATGGTGGATGTGCCGGACGAATTGGCGTGTGTTTTCATTAAGCATCGTTGGGCGCGCAAGGTCACTGAATCGAGCGTGAAAGACCGGGGCAAGGCCCCTGAAAATAAAAATACCAGCAAGAGGGTAAAAACCTGAACGGAAAAATATAATGGCTTTGATAGTAAAAAATCCCCCCATCTCGGAACCGGTTTCTTTGACCGAAGCTAAAAACTATTTGCGTATTACGGATAGCGATGATGATGCGTTGATCAATTCTCTGGTTACAGCTATTCGGCAAAAAGCCGAAACCTGGACCCGGCGGTTGCTTATTACCCAGAGTTGGATCCTGTGGCTGGATTCGGTGCCTGACGGGCC